GGAGGAGAGATCAAGCTAACCGTATCTGATCTAACTGACCTCGATACCGGAGACGCTCTCTTCACATCGCCCAGTGACAAAGGCGACGAACTCGTGGTACGCTTCGCTCGTAAGGGCGCAACTGCATACTTTAAGCCCGAGGAACCGTTATCGTCGGAAAAATCACGGACAACAAGGGCCGCGACTCCTCGCCATCCGCAGGAGGAAGTCTTGTCCCGATCTCGTCACAGCGTTCACGACGATCTGGATCTCGCCCTGATGGAAGAGGACCGGGAGCAGAAGATAACGGCCCGAGCTCGGGAAGCGGAACTTCAGCGGCGGGCGGAATCGGGGGTCTATCCATGGGAGACCAGAAGGCCCAGCTAAGCGAGCGTGATCAGGCTCTCAACATCTATGAGCAGATCACCAAGGAATTCGCCACTGATCTTGAGCAAAACGATTCCATCGCCTACGCCAATAAGCGCAAGGCAATCTCTGACAATGCCCGTTTGCTAGTGGCTGGAGGAATCTACTCTGCTCCCGATATTCACAAGGAACTTGAAGATATCAGCGAGCATGTAAAACACGGTACCAGGGCAACTCGTACCATGGGGGACATTTTTCACGATTGGCTTAACGGTAAGCAGGTGGAAGTATGACCCAATTTATCATCCGTGAAGATTCCTCTGCTGAGTGCCCTCTTTGTACATCGCTACTGATCAAGGTGACCCACAAGCATCAGTTAGCGGTAACCGCCACCCATCCCCAGTCCCAATGTGCATGGTCGGGCCTAAAGTTCCGTCTGCACCCGGTTACCGGATACGCCGAACGAATCAAGGAGGCCGCATGAACCCGCAGAGAAAAGTTGTTTCCAATCCACCGGGAGGACGATCAGGAAAAGGTAAAGTAAAGACCCGTCCCCGTCATCGGAGACGTTACTAATGCCCACTCCCATCCCATCTTCCGACTACGGTTCTCCAGACGAAGAAACCAACCGTGCCTTCATTCAGCGCCGGGGAACAATAAAGGGAACTCGAACTGGATTACCTGGCCGAAACGATTCTCCTCAGTCCAAGACCGGAAAGTGGATTCCCGGTCCTACGAGGAGAAAATGAACTGCCCTCGCTGCAAGTTCGTTCTTAAACCAGAAGGTTCCGGATATTACTGTCCCAATGCGAACTGCCCCGAGTTTCGTAAGCCGGTAAAGAAACCGAATGGCTAACCTTTCCCTTATCACGTCCCGCAAGACCGCAGAATACCGCTCCCCTTTGTCTGCTCACATAGACGAGTGGCAGAGGATCTCAAATGATAGCCGTGATCGCTCCTTGGGCCGTGAATGGTACAACGAGGTTGAGTCTTTTTACAATCTGACCAATGCTACAGATCCCCTTCCGTCCTTCCGTCCCGCCATCAAGGTACCCCAACTCCAGGTACTGATGATGCACGAGGCCAACGATCTCTCAGAAACCTCCCCCCGACCCTACATCACCGACCATAATGAAGGTAAACGAGACGAGAGTAAAGAACGAGCCCTCCAATGTGTCTGGAGAAACTCTCAGATCAATTACCACTCCATGTTCACGACTCTCATGTCCCTGTTCACCGGGATGTGTCCGATGCAGATCGGATTCTCTCCTGACGCGAGGCAGGGACGCGGGGCTCTCTGGGCCAAGATGCGCGATCCGCGTACCATGAGCTGTGATCCCTATACCGATTACACTCTGAACTGGTCTTACGTAATCCTCGAAGATCGGATGCACATCGAGGAAGTCAAAGCTCTCTGGGGATCGCGAGCCTCGCAGATCAAGCCCCGTATTCAAGGCCGTAGTGCAACCCCGTTCATCGGAGACTCCGGCTATGGAATCCAGATGCCCTCGGGGCCAATGTCTCTGGTCGGGGGACTACCGGCCAATCGCGCTATTCCCGACGACAACCGCGTCCGCGTACGCCGCTGCTTCTGTCTCGACTACACCCGCGAGAAGATAGAAGCTGGCCAGCTTCCCGAGGGAGCAATTATCCCCGCAGACTTCGAGTGGAAATATCCTAACGGGCGCCTGATCGTAGAGTGCGAAGGATATGTCCTGCAAGATGGAGATAATCCCTTTCCTCTGAAAATGTTCCCGATTGTTCCGTTCTGGTCCACGCTTCCCCTCTATGGAATCTGGACAGTACCGGCTATTCGATACTCGATGCATCTTCAGGGTAACGCCGAGCGGCTCTACACGGGACTATTTGAAAACGCTGTCCGTATCAACAATGGTGTCTGGTTCATCGACGAGCGTACCGGGATTGACACAGAATCCTTTGGCGGGTTACCGGGAGAAGTGCAGGTCATCAACGCCAACTCCCCGATTCCCCAGTGCGTAGCCCCGCAGGGACTTTCTCAGCAGGCTTATCAGTTCCCGCAACTTCTTCTTGATAAGCAGAAAGAACTCCAGGGATTCACCGATGCCCGAGCCGGTAAGCCCGGTGCTGGAAATATCTCCCCCGAATTGTTCGATGAATCGGTCGTTCGCTCCCAGGGAGTGACTCAGCTTCGCGGAAGATTGAACTCTCTCTCTTACCAGAGAATCACTGATTTGCTGTTCTATACCATGGCCCGCTACATGAAGCCGCAGACCATGTTCGAGAAATCGGAAAAGGGATACGAACCGATCAAATGGGAGCCGGTCCCTCGTCCTGATCAGTTTGACGTAGAACTCGACGAAGCCTCGCTACGCCCATTCTCGCAGACCCAGATGCGAAAACTTGCCGGAGAACTTCGCAAGGCCGGTATGCTCGGCGTCCGCCGAACTCTTCAGACCATCGACTGGCCGGATGCGGAAGCGGCTGCCGAGGAAGTGGAGCAGGAGCAAGCATTGGCGGCTCTTGCCAAAACGAAAGGGTCAAGAAAGTGAGCGAAGACTGGCGCGGTCAATGGCTCTCGATACACGATCTAGCTCATCTAATGGGAAAGTCTTATTCTCTTATCTACAAGATGCATCGTCAGGGGAACTCTATTTGTAAGGGTGTAGTGTTTGTCCGCGACGGATACCGTATATGGGTCAAGGTTGAACAATCCGCTTACGAATCCCTCTCCAGCGCTCCGTAAGTTTTTACCTATAATTTGACGATAGTACACCTTTCCTGCGCATACTCACCTCGTGAGTCGTCTCGAAATCCTGGAACTAAGATTTGATTGTCCTGGAGATTACGATTTAGCTCGTCTGGCCATTGACGGTCATCCTGTGACTCCTTTTGAAATTCCCAAGTCTGTCCGGCGGGAGCAATATCCGCGAGAAGCGGACTTTCTGAAATTCTTGGAGCGTCAGGCAATCAGTCTTCTGGCCACTTACGGAGATGCTCGGGAACAGCAGCAGAATTTTGTGTGGTGACTTCCAAAGGAGGTACGCATGGCACGACGTAAGCGTAAATCTCACAAACGGAAGTAGTCCGAGGAATAAGGTGCTCCGCTCCCTGTCCTTGAATCACGAATGAGAGGAGGTTATCCAATGGCTCGTGGACGCAAGAAAGGCCACAAGAAACATTCCAAGCGCAAGTAGATGGCGCTAAACATCACGGGGAGGTGAGAGACCTCCCCTTAACTTACGAAGGAGAATCACATGCCCGGATCTATGGGAAAGTCGTTCGATGAAAAGATTCTGAAGTCTCCGCTGACTGTTGGTCGTCCCAAGAACGAGCCCGGTCCCGAGGTCTTCAACAACCCGGTCGCCAGACCAGACGACCCCCTGAAGCTGTTGCCGTCTAACTCCAAAAAGGCGAGATAACATGCACTCACGAAACAAGCATAACCATGGCAAGTCGCTTCGGCCTGCAATAAAAGGAAACTTCAAGAAAAGAGTTTCCATGCGGAATCCGAAACGCGCCAAGAAATGGTCAGGTCGTGGCTAATGGCCAGCTCTCCCGTGGATATGAAGTCGATGATGGCTTCCCAGATGGTTAAGCGTCTGGCCCAGCACGGCCAGGAAGGATCTGACCCGTCCAAAGCCGGACAGCAACTGTCTGAGCAGATGTCCCAACTCGCCGGGGCTGATCCGAAGATGCTCTCGAAGGCCATGGAACAAGTCAAGTCCATGCTGGTTGCAATTTACACAAAGACTGCTTTTCAGGTTCCGGAAGCAGCGCGGCACGCAGCCCAGGCCCAGAAGTCCGTGGATGCCGCCCTGAAAGCACTAGAACAGGCTGCGGCCACACTGCAAACGGTCGAGTCTCCGATTGTGAACCAGGCCGGCATGAGCGATCCAACCGCGCAGGGCGGACAACCTAGATCTGGGCAAGGAGCAATGTAATGAAGAAATGGAAAGAGATTCTCTCTGATAAGACGGCCTATGCCGACGATTTCACGATTACCCTGAAGTCTGGTGAAACCATGACTTTGGGAGAGATGCGCGCCTACGACACCGAGCACGAAGGAGAGCTTACTCAGCGCCTTACTGCTCAGGAAAAAGAACTTGCAGCCCGTGAGCGGAATGTTTCGGGAGCTGCAAATGCTCTAGCAACCCGTATCAAGCAAGCCGCCGATGCCGCTGGAATATCCGTGGATGACTTTATCGAGGGCAAGATTCCCACCCGCAAGCAAGTCGCTACCGAGCAAGAGCTGAGCGAAGATGATCCACTGGTCGGAAAGATCGTAAAGGAAATGAAAGCTGTTCGCTCCGAACTTCAAGCAACTCAGGGCCAGCTCAAAGACCTAAGGGAAAAGGGTATCGGCCCGGTCATAAACACCTACCTCGAAGACTATTACGAAAACCGATGGGAAAAAGTATCTACAAAACTTCCCAAAGGGGCCAAGTTGGAACTGAAAGAGGCCCTGAAGTACGCCGAGGAAAACGGACTGAAAGATGCCAAGGGGCGATGGAATCTGGATAAGGCCGTTAAAGACCTGACTTTTGATCAGCGTGTTCAGGAAGCTGCCGATTCCAAAGTGGCCGATCTCCGGAAGAAGGATGAAGACCAGAGAATGCTCGATTCAATTCCGAAGCCAAATGTCGGACCTCGTTCCGGAGTGGCCAAAGATTTCAAAACGGCCAAGGGGACGACCAAGAATTTTGACGAAGTTCTCAACGATGCTATGAACGATACCGAACTTTGGCGACAGGTGGGAACCGCGTAACCAAAACTTTACGGTACGAGCCAGCTTTCAGCCAAGGCTCCCAATCAAACTAAGGGAGCACTTCTATGGCGAACAGCGTAACCGGACTGGGACTGGCAACTCCTCCCGTTCAGCTATCCAATACCGTCAATGCCATCTCGCAGAAATATATTGTTCCGGTACTCGGCGACAACGTATTCAAGCCCTCCCCTGTATTCTGGGCTCTGTGCCGCGACGGCAAGAAGTTTGGAGCGGGCGAACTGGTCTTCCCGGAAATCAACCAGGAAGAACTCCCTGGTGGAGCCTATTACGGCGACCAGCTATTAGATACGTCGGTTGTGGACTCAGTGCAACCAGCCGACCAGGTGTGGCGTCCTTACCGGCAGCCGATCGTCATTCCTATCACTGACGTGATCCTGAACCGTGGCGGAGCCGGAAACCTGGACATCATCAAGCTGAAGTACCAGGTAGCTTCAGGATCATTCCTCCAGAAACTATCGCGGGCTTTGTGGCATACATCGCCGCAGAACACCTCGCTCGATATTGATGACATTGATTCATGGGCTGGGCAGACTACTAACACTATTGCTGGAATCAATAGAAACTCAGCCGGTAACACTTTCTGGCAGCCCGCCCCCAACCAGGACAACACTTCCGGCGTTCTGACTCCAACCAACGCCGAGCTGGCCTATCAGGCCGTGGTGTTCGGTTACGACGAGCCGGACCTGATGGTCATCGCCCAGAACCGCTATGCCGGATTCAAGGGTAACTTTACCACCCTGGTCCGCTTCGGTCAGGGAATGCAGGATGAAGAAGCCTTGCAGGTCGGATTCCGTAACCACTTCCTATTTAACAATTCGATTGTGGTTCCGGACTTGTTTGCCACTGCAAACTCAGCTTACTTCCTGAACTCGAAGTACTTCTTTCCCGTGTTTCACGAGGCAGATTACTTCAACGTGGATCCATTCATCAAGCCGAGCAATCAGCGAGTACTGGTTTCATGTATGTATCTCACGTGGCAGCTATCGTGTATCTCGCCACGCATGTTGATCAAGATCAAAAATATCACCGCATAAGGGAGAACCGAAAATGCCGATTATCAATACCGTCAAAAAGATGTATCCGGGGTTGGGTTCCCCTACGGTGTATTTCTCCAACCAGAACTTCAACATCACCAACGGAAACACGACTGTATCGCTTCCGGTCGGATCGAATGTACAGGCCAACCAGATAGGAATTGGGCCAGTGACGGTTGGCATTGTAAGAGTCAAGACGGAGGCGATGGGGACACTCGTTAACACTGGCAATCTTTACCCCAACGCTACTTTGGTACGAGTTCTCAATATCTGGGGTGATGACGGTTCCTCAAACGTAGTTCAGTTGTATGAGGGGGATACGACACAAACCTCGGCTAATATGAACATCGACCGTATTTACCCGTTCAATTGTGATCTGCCGCTGGCCAATATCAACGTCGCTATCAATGTGCAGAACATCAACGCCACTGGGAATGCGGTGTTTTCGGTGGAAGTGGCCGCTGGTCCGTAGAGATCGTTCCCAATGTCCGAGGGAAAGGGGCCGTCGGGGGCTGGAGAGGCTCCTTACGGCCTATTTTTTAGGAGGCATAACTGATGCGGAGACTTATTCTCCTTTGCGTTATGTTGATTGCGTCGGTGCCTTCGTTCGCCCAGTTGACCCTGGTCACCGCTACCGTCAAAGATCTCAACGGCGCTCTCTACTCGAACGGTACCGTCTCGATCAACTTTGTCGGCCAGAACACAACTCCAGATGCAGGTCCTTATCTGGTGTCTGGTTCCGTGTTCCAGACTTCAATCAACGCTTCGATCGACGCTAACGGACTTTTGGCGGTATCTCTCTATGACAATGTAAATGCGATCTCTCCCACTCCGTCCCAGTGGCAGTTCAACGTATGCTCTGCCAAAGGATACCCTGGAGGAAATGCGGCAGGTCAGTTCTGCTTTACTACGCTAATCACCATTACCGGAGCTACCCAGAGCATAACGACCCAGCTTTCCGCATCAGCCCCGCTACTCCCAATCCTCAATGGAGGATGTTTGAATGCGGTGTGTGCGTCACTGTCGGCTAACAATACTTTCACCAGCGGATTGAACCGGTTTACCTTTTCATCCCCGACTTATGCCAATCCAAACTTTATTACTCCTATTGAGGGGTCGATGAATGGAGCGGTCGCGGCCACCATGTTTCATATTGTTGAAGGTGGAAACACAGGAGCCGCTGAAGGCATCAGCGGCTCGATCATTGCGAACGGTTCTCCGGGATCGGGATACCAATATCAGGCGGTCGGAGGGCATACCGACTGCCGGTCAGTCGGTATCAACTGCATGGGGGGATATTTTGAAAATTGGATACATAATGGGGCAACAATTGGATGGGGAGTAAACCCAGTTGTATTTGTTTATCCAGATGCTGGATCTGGTTTGACCACCAGGAACGAGGGCACCTACACCAATTACGGTCCCTTGGAATCAAGTGACGTTCATTATGGATGGGATGTGACAGGACCATTTTGGGCGGGTTTCCCTATCGTGTACGGGTTCCATGCCTCAAAGCCGAATCCTTTCCCCAGTGCTATTGCCACAATCTCACGCAACGGAAGTAATCTGGCAACGGTAACCATGACCGCCAATGGTATAGCGGATCAGCCATTCTCGAATGGGAACACGGTTGTAGTTGCGGGGGTGTCCGATAATAGCTTCAACTGCCCCGCCGGGTGTATCGTATCAGGGGCCTCAAGTTCCAGTTTCAACTACACCAGCACCGGAAGCGCCGGATCTTCCAGTGGAGGGACGGTAGTTCCAGTAACTCCGCAAATCACTTCTTTGGTGTATGGAGAACCAGGCTGTTGCACGATTGCTTACAGCGTTCCAGCATCCCTGGCTAGTGGTAATTCCGTGGCCTCTGCCGTGAATCAGTGGCACTACTTTGATTCTGGAGGAAATCCCCAGGTAACTAGTTTACAGGTATCTTCTACAGGATTGTTTCAGTTTTCCGGTGGCTCTGTACAGGTCAACTCGGGCAGCGGCGGGTTCATTGCAGACACTTATTCCGGCATCGCCAACGGAATTACTCTCAATGCCCTGGGGAGCAACCAGAGCATTACCGCGACTCCCACCGGAACCGGATCATTCAAGATCCAGTTAGGTGGTCTTAAATTCGGATCCGGTCTGACTGAGTTTATTGGTACCGGTACCACGGCAAACACTGACGTTGCTGGAGTGATCTCAATTTCTTCCTCAACCACGGGTACCTATACGCTTCAGGGTACATATACAAATCCTCCGTACTGTCAGATCACCCCGGCGGCTGATCCGACGGCAGTAGGAGTGTACTGGGTGACGGCCACGAATACGGTTGTGACTGCCCATATTAAGAGTTCCGGAACGATTGCAATCAACTATCTTTGTGCGATGACGAACTAATATGTCCCTTGTAGGAGACGTTATCCTTTCGGCGCGGGAACTGATGACCGACCTTCCGGTCGCGCTGGGAATTCCCTCGATTGTCTCAGCCACTGGAACCACAGGAGGAAACTTTAACTCAGGAATTACTCTCTTTCTGAAAGTGACCCAGTTGAACGCCTGGGGAGAATCCCTTCCCTCGACCGAGAATAGCGTCACTCTTTCCGGGGGACAGAACGCAGTATCTCTTAATATCAACACCCTTCCCGGAACGCTGTTCGTCCGCGCTTACTATGGACTGAACTCTAACGCGGAAAATTTCTTCGAGCAGTTCGCTGCCTCTCCTTCCGGAACCACGATCGTAACCGTTATCAACTCTCCGTCATCGGGGATCGTGCCCACTCGATCTACCGCATACTTACCCGATACTGACGGTCAGGCCGTTAGCGCCTATGCGGCGTACCGCTGGTTCAATCAGGCACTGACATGGGCCGCAGCCAAGAACCGTGGTGGCCTTCCTGACTTCGGGGCTGCGGGAACTGCCAGTGGAATCGGTAACTACGTCCTGAACGGATACTGGAAGAAGATCGACAATGCCTGGTACGACGGATACCCGCTTGGCCTGCTCTCGAAGAACAACGTGTTCCGCCGTAATCCCGTGACCGGATATGCAGGAATGCTATCTATCTTCCAGGCCACCGATCGACTGATGGTAGAGTGCTGGCCGCAGCCCTCCCGAACTTCCGGGCAGACCACGCTTGCTTCCGATCTATCGGCAACTGCTATGGTAGCCATCCTGACCTCAACTTCAGGGTTCGTTCTGGGATTTGGCCTCGCTCAGATTGGTACCGAGCTGGTCTATTACTCGGCCATCAGCGGAAACACGCTCACCGGACTTCAGCGGGGAATGTGCGGGACCACTCCGGCAATCCAGTTGTCCGGATCATCCGTGACCGAACTGAACCTTATGGTCTCGGGATTCAGGGTGCCATCGACTTATAGCGTTGGTCAGGCTGCCTCGACCCTGTATCTTCCTCCCGGTTGGGACGAGGCGCTGGTTTCTTACATGCTCTACCGGTTCCGGTCCGCTGAGCAGGATGATAAGTCAGCCCAGCGCTATCTTCAGGAAGCCACCCAGAAGATGAGCGATCTATCAGCCAACCGGATCATTGCCGGCCCCAGACAGATCCAGCCCTACGGATCACAGGGACCGGACACAGTGGCCGGTTTGGGGAGCCCATTTGGCGGGGTCATCTTAAAATGAGTCAGATGATCACCCACTCGCGCTTCTTAAAAGGTATCCAAGCGGGATTCGACCGCTTCTCCCAGCCCAAGGGATCAATCGCACGCGACTCGAACATGATCTACACCCAGCGCGGGGCCCTGAAGGTATGCGACGGTTCTCAGTTGATCTCCGCTTTCAATGGGGCACTCCAGACCCTCGCTTCCAACTTCGGGGCATGGCTTGAGATATTCCTTTATCAACCCATCGCGGGAACCGCTGCCTATTTCGGAATCTATAAAGACTATGTGGCTAATCTTGGAGTACCCGTGGGACTGGCCGTGGTGGATGATGCGGTCGCCGGAGTCCTGAACGGTACTTACAAATGGGTCGTGACTGCTCTCGACGGGGCCGGAGGGGAAACTACGGCTTCCTCCGAGATAACCCATACG